CCGGCCTCAAAGGTATAATGAAGTACCGTGGCTATGTCTTCCCATCCATCGAGCTGGATCAACCTCGCAAGATAATCCCTATCATCCACCCAGCCGCAGCGTTGAGGGGCATGTACACTTACCGTCACCTGATCGCGGCAGATTTGAAGAAGGCCAAGGTCGAGTCAGCCTTTCGAGAGTTAAGGCGGCCAGAGCGCCAGCTCATCTACGAGTACGCCACTGTCGAGGAAGCTCTCCAGTGGCTCACCTTCTACGAGACTCAATCTCGCGTCTGCTTCGACATTGAGGTAGTGAACTACGAGCTGGCTTGCGTTGGCTTCTCCAGTGATCCCTCAATCGCCTGTAGCATACCTGTCGCTGACAGATGGACGGAGTCGGAGGAGTTACTAATCTGGAGGGGCATCCAACGAGTACTGGGCAACCCTGACTCGGTTAAGGTAGTTCAAAACTACGCTTTCGATTCACACTTTCTGCTTACGAGATGTGGTATCGAGGTGAGAGGGCCTATCGAGGATACCATGATTCTGCATTCTATTATGTATCCAGAACTCCAAAAGAGTCTAGCCTTCCAAGGTTCTATCTACTGTGGCTCCCAAGCGTATTGGAAGGACTTAATCAAATTCCAGAACATAAAGGACGAAGCATGACCCACGACCTAAACAACAGCTGTCAACATTGCAAGTTCTGGACTGGCGATCCTAGGGATGATAATGGAGTAGGCGGTTGCCGACGCTATCCCCCTCGCCCCGCCGGAGTCGTCATGGCTCAGCATCCAATAGCTCGCCAACCACAGCCTATGATTATCTGGGGAGATGCGCCGGAGGTCAAGGCAAGTTGGTGGTGTGGAGAGTTCTCATTGAGACAGGATATCATCCAATGACTCCTCAATTCCTCGAGTACAATTGCCTCGACTCAGCTTGCACCCTCCAAGCTCGGAACGCTTTCTGGGATGACCTCAAGCAAGGTTTTGAGCCAGCCTACAACATGACAATTGACCTGCTACCCGTACTGAGTTTTATGCAAACTCGTGGCATCAAGATCAACATGTCAGCCCTTGAAACAACCAAACAGGAGATCATATCCACTGCTGAGGGTAAGCAAGAGGAACTCAATCGTCTATGTGGGAGAGTGTTAAATGTTAATAGCTCCAAGGACTGCCAGACATATTTTTATGTCGAGCTGGGCTACCCACCATACTACAACGAGGGCGCCGTCACCGTTGATGATCTCGCTCTCCAACGCCTCACACGAGGTACTGCCAAACGCCCTGGGCTTAAACAAGCTAAGCTCGTCCAAGAGATTCGAGGCCTGAAGAAACTCCACGGTACCTACCTCGACATCGAGTTCGACAAGGATCAGAGAATACGATGTTCCTACAATCCACGCGGCACTAAGTTTGGCCGCCTCAGTTCAAGTAAGACGGTATTCGGCACAGGGACAAACTTACAGAACTTACCCCAAGAGTTCAAGTTGTTCCTGGAGGCAGACGAGGGATACATCTTCTGGGAGGTTGACAAACGCAACGCTGAATGGGTAGTCGTTGCTTACCTCGCCAATGATGCTAATATGATTAAGGTCGTTGAGGATGGCCTTGATGTACACACTCATACAGCTTCCCTAATGTTCGGTGTGGAAGCTGAACTTATCCAGTATGAGAATAAGATTGTTGGACAGAACACTGACGCAGATGTAATAGCTCAGCTGAGGGCGGCTGATCCCATCCTCGATAAGTTCTGCGTGAACTTCCCCAGAACAATGTCCGGGAGGCAAGCTGGAAAGAAGAACAATCACGGTAGGAACTATGGTGAGGGAGACGCTAAATATGCACTCATCAATGAGGTGGACGAGCGTGAGGCCAGGCGCCAAGGGGAGCTGTACCACGGCAGCTATCCTGGCATCCAAGGGACTTTCCAAGAGGGTGTGAAGCGACAACTTGGAAGGGAGCGTACGTTGACTAATTGCTTCGGGCGTAAGGTACGTTTCATGGATTCTTGGGGACCGGACTTGTGGAAGGCAGCTTACTCAATGCTGCCGCAGTCGAGTGTGGTAGACTCGTTGAATCAAGGGATGGTTAAGCTCTATAACAACGATGGATTGTGTAATACTCCAGGATGTAATATAGATATCCTTGCACAGACTCATGACTCAATCCTGCTGCAGGTTCCAGTTGAGGTAGTAATGAACCCAAACTTTCATGGAGTCCGAGCTGCTGTACACGACTATGTCTCTCCAACTCTAACCTACAGCGGCCTTCAGTTCAAGATCGCTACCGATGATAAGTTCGGGCTAAACTGGGGAGGGGTCTCAAAGACTAATCCTAAAGGTATGAGGGAAGTCAAGGACATAAGCCAGCTTTCAAAAGTACTAGGTGAGCTCCTTGAGCCGAGAGCTACCTAATTGGATTGACGCTTACCTGAGATACACTGAGAACACTGAACCACCTAAGTCTTACCATGAGTGGTGTGGTCTCTCTGTGATTGCAGGTGCCCTTCAACGTAAAACTTATATCAACTGGGGCTTCGAGACAATATACCCTAACATGTATGTCATCTTAGTAGGTCCTTCTGGCCGCACTAGGAAAGGTGTGGCGCTGGGCATCGCTAAGGAAATCCTCGGCTCTGTCTCCAGCCACATCCACATTGCACCTGAGTCCTCTAGCGGCCGTGAATCTACCATCATGGCTATGAAGCGCGCTATGAACTCCTTTGAGGATCCTACTGATAATAAGATTAAGATACACTGCTCCCTCACAGCGTTCTCTGAGGAACTTTCGGTATTCCTCGGACAGGGAGATGTTAAGTATCTCGCCAACTTGACTGACTGGTATGACTCCAAGGATAGCTGGGCATATGAGACAATCGGCAGGGGAATGGACTCCCTCCAGGGACTGTGTTTCAACCTAGCTGGAGGTACTGCACCTGACTGGCTCCAATCCATGCTCCCTCCCGAGGCTGTAGGTGGTGGCTGGACTGCGCGTGTCATCTTCATTGTAGAGGAAATAAAGGGGAAGACTGTCTCCAAGTACGACCGCACCTCTGAAGACATCGCACTGCAAGAGACTCTAGTTCGAGACCTAGAGAGGATCAGCCAATTGAAGGGCCGCTTTCAACTCGACTCCGCCGCAGACAATGCTTACACTCAATGGTATGAAGCTGAGGATGCCAAGCTAAAAAAGGGCCAGCAGGCTGTGGAAGATCACCGATTCGCTGCATATTGTGAGCGCCGATCTACCCACATCCGCAAGCTAATGATGGCCTACAGCGCCAGTCGCTGCGATGATCTGCTAATCACGCTACCAGACTTCGAGTGCTCCCTGACCACACTAACGACGGCTGAAAGGAAAATGCACAAGACCTTCGGGGGTCTTGGCAAGGCTCGCTATGGGGACTCCACCGAGCAGATCAAGGACTACATCAAAATGATGGGAGTTACTACGCGCAAAGTACTATTAGCTCGCTTCTATCGAGACATCGACGGTCCCACCTTGAGGACCATCGAAGAGACTCTCGAACAAATGCAGCATATCAAAGTAAAGCTGTTACCCAACGAGAAGGATAAGTTATACGAGTGGATTGGCCCCAAATAGTACCGTTCCATAATGGAACAATCCTAACCATTAACCGAAGGAGCTACCATGATTCAAACTGGAGACCTAAAATTCGACGCCCTCGTTGGAGAGTTTCAAGCTCAGATAGCGGCACTGAGTGAGGGGAAAGCCCTGTACGCTATTCGCATAGCTGAACTTGAGGCCAAACTCAAGCTGGTTGAATCTGCCCTGAGTCCATCGGCGAGGAAGAAACTTACTGCCCCAGCGCCTTCACCCAGTCTCGACAAGTAGAAGCTACATCGACGGCGTGTTGGCTTTCTTCAGCGCTTGCGATACGCTTCGGCGCATATCTTCCAAAAGCTCCAGCAATTCCTGCGCTGATCTCTCGATCAAGGGCATCCCTGTCGGGGAAACATATTCGCTTATCGCTAGCGGAACTGGAGGCAGCCCTGGGCACGATACGGCGACTTGGTCGGACTTTGGAAACATCAGCGAGCAACTTGTTAGCAGCGTCAAGCTGAGCAATGCGTAGATCATCAAGTACCTTGAGCTTCCCATCGGTAGCCTCCTTCAGGCGTTGCCATGCGAGGATTTGAGCATCTGTCTTGGACTTCTGCACCGCTGCCAAGACTGCTCTATCTGTAGCAGCAGCAGCGTATCTCCCCTCATCAAACTCGTGCATGAGATATGCACAGTAAACTCCCCAGCCCGCAAACGCCGCGATAAGGGCAGCATAGATTCCCCAACTAGGGAGGGCAAATCCTGCTAGCTTAGCTAGCCAGCCCATCACTCACACCCTCCGCTGCCGTACTTGCGCTCATACCATATCCACAAGGCCAGAAAAGCCCAGCAGAGCGCATAGACGATGAGGAAGGTGGTCACTTGGTATGCCCAGGGTCCGCCCACTCCAGTTGAGCGCTGAAGAACCGGGCAACAATCCCTCTGTAAATATCCAGCCATGGGCCGCCCCTCAAGCCCTTTAGTTGCTGGAGACGCCTGGTGAAGGTGTGCGCGGCGAACGTCTTTTCGTCAGGCTTCGGGAGTTGCAGGAATATGATGGTTCCCAGGAAGTAGTTCAGGAACACCACATCCAGAAGCCCGGCAGGAGGAGCCAACGGCCCAAGGATAGCCTTGGAGAATCTCGGTATCTTCCTGCCCGCACTCTTGGCCTGATTGTAGGCCGCATACACGAGGAAGAGAACGAAGCACACTACTACCGTTGCCCAGAGGCTCAAGAGCGTGTAGAGGACTGGCTTCCACAGAATGAACTTCACCGCCAAACCGCTTAGGATTCCTTCAATCATCTGTATTTCCTTTCTTGACAACAACGTTTGTAAAGGTAGCTAATTCTGCTTCTAGTTTAGATCGGAGTTGATTGCGGAGAATTTGAACTTGATGTTTGTGGTATTCATCCTTGCATCTTTTGCACACGACAGCCGCCGAGTCTTGACGCCACGGAATTGTTTCTGCGTTTCCCCAACAGATGGTAGTCATGCAAAGCTGGCATACGCCTATGCAAAGCCTTCCCTCCCTCAACCTAGAGCCAGAGGTAACGTTGTTCACAAATGCCGGCCTCATCCTTCCCTCATCATCTTAGGAACTCGTAGCCGAGCGCGATAATGTTCCGGCATCGTCTTGCCCTTTATCCAGTGCCGTCCCTTATTGACCATATCTATCGCGTTGTCTTGCGCAGTCCCGACAAATAGATGTTTTGGATTCACACAAATACGGTTGTCGCACTTGTGACAAACGAATGCGTCTTGCTGAACAGGCTCAACGAACAATTCGTAAGCTAAGCGATGAGCGCAAACAACATCCCCCATAATGTTCAAGACTCCATATCCATGGCTCCCTACGGCGCCCTGCCAGTTGATGCAATCATTGTTTTCGTCTTTCTTGGATGCGGCGAGAATGCGGCATTTAAGAGAGCAGCACTTACTTCTTGAGCCTAGAGGCTTGAAGCCTATTCCACAATTCGCACAGTTTTTCATCCTTCTTCGTACATCTTAATCAGCCGGACCGCACGCAGGCCTACTTGTTTTGCCCATAGAGAGTTTCGTAATCCTTCGGCAGCATCAGAAATCCTACCCTCCTTCATTGCTCGAAGAGTATTAGTGAAGGTGAATAGCTTGTTCCCCATATTGAATGCAAGATTAGCGAGCACACGCTGGCGGTTCTCACTCATGATCCTCCACCATTCGAGGTTGTCGTCCAGCAACTTCAGATGCTCCTTGATGTCGGAGTCCAATAGCAGCCGCGCTTCCTCATTGGAGATTCCCTTATCAGTGAGGTTCCTCCCGACACCGATGGTGAGCTTCCCTACCGTGTCGGTATATGGTAGCAGCCGCAGCCCTTCGTCTCTGATCAACTCCTGGCGCAGCTTGTCTAGTTCTTCTGATGTCATTGAAACCCCAGTGGATATTTGATCGCGGTCCACATAAGCGTGGCGACGATCAGCCCTGCAATGAATGCTCCCCAGACAAGCCAAGAGATGAAGTTCATGGTGTCGGCGTTGGTTGTTCCGGGCTAACCAGCGTTGGCGGCACGTTCTTGTTGGCAATCTTGTTGTCAGCGAGCTGGTGAGCGAGCCAGATCCCCGCCATCGCCACTAAATATGCAACGATCATCGGGCGCTCGTGATGCACCACGTATAGGAATCCATACAGTGTTGCCAGGAACAGTACCAGGCGCTCAAAGGCCTTACGATCGAGTGATCCATCTCCTCGGCAGATCATGTCGGCCAGCCTGAATTTCTTATAGGTTCCGTTCCCAAAGTGCAGCTTGATGATGTAGATAATCAGTGACACGAAGAGCATCCCAAATACGATCGACACCAGCGCGTTCTGGACGTAGTTGGCTGCCTGCACCACCCAGGAGACTGCTTCAATGATGTCGTCCACTCCAGCGGCCTCTGGCACCGCTACAGCTGTGGTAGTCGCAGTGGTGGTCGTGGTGACGACGTCGACGTGGCCAGCTTCGTGGCTCATTACTCCAGCTCCTCATCTATCCAGTAAAGATACAGTGTAATCGAGCCGTTCATGGGTGCGACCAGCCTTCCACGTGACACCACTCATGTTCCTCAATACTACGAGGCTCTTTCTTCGGCAATCTGCAACGTACTCCATTGCTCAATGATGCGTCATCTCGAAGATACATAACCGCCTGACTTGGAACGAAGCAACCAATTGCATCCTCGCAGCCTTTGACAGCATCTAGCATGTGATTCGTAAGGACAATTGTTTCTCTGGCCTTATCTGATAAGTCAGGGCCAACTTAGTAACACGGAACACACCCTGATCGTACAAAGGCTGAT